CTAAAGAGCAAGAAATGCGATCGCTCGCACTCTTCAAATCTATTGTCGCATAGTAGCCATCTACAGAACCTTTGAGTGCAAGGTTTCGGGAAGGGGTCTGATCATTAAAAGTGATACAGTTACCCACCCAGCTACTTGCAACCCGCTGGTATACGTAATCACGTATGCCTTGTTGTACCCATTGATGCGATGTAGGTTCCTTGGCAATTAGCCTAGGGCCTTTCATCGTTTTGGGCACAGCAATGAGACAGGAATGGGGCTCGTAAGAGTCCCACCCGAATCCCACGCGAGCATCAACGTCCCCGATCTCCAGCGAAGTAGTTGCTGAAAGATCATACGGGAAATTGTACTCCAATCTCGGAGGCCAGTTGGGGAAATTATATTTATATCCCCCTTGGGGCTTGTCCGAGACAGCTCCAGGTCCATGCTTGAAATGGAGGAGTCCAGGGTCGAACCCTGAAAACACTCCACTAATGCGGTCTGCGTATTGCTGAACCGCACCGAGCACATGCATGAGTCCCATGTCCCTTTCAGGGAATAGGGGCTCATTAGCGACTGTTGGTACCATGTCCAAGAGATGGACAGTAGGCCAATCAGCGCAATCGCTCCCATCACCATCAAATTTCTCCGATGGGGGAGGAAGTGATGCATCGACATTGTAGAACTCCTTTGTAGCCTCGAAGAGGTACCTAGGAGCACATTCCATCTTCAAGTTTTTACCGACGTACAAAAGCGTACGGAGGAACAGAACCGAGTTTGGATCAATGTCAACTCGCAAACATCCAGCATCATCAAATATCCGCGACCATAACCCCCGGAATAGTCTGGGGATCACGGTACGTGTATTGATATGCCCACTCAAGGGCAGACCAAGCACGTCAAGGCGGCCAGACGATAGGGCGGCATCAAGCCGTTTACCTAACGCTGGGAGGTCCATGGTGAAAACCGGAAGACCTCTAATCTGACTTAGGGTGGTGAGCCGCAGTAGATCGCGTTCCCACTCCCGCTGATCAGTAGGGAAGTATACCGCAACATCTTCTAATATCGCGGTGTAAAGACCTATGAAGTCGTAATCAGAGCCTTTAGTCACTTCTCAACTCCTCAGTTGGGATGACCTCTGGATCTCTAGATCTGACCAAAACGTCTCATTCTAGACCACTATTTCCTTTGTGCCGTCAGGAAACTGATGAGGACGACAAGTCCCCAACAGCCTGAAACGACAATCCAGTCATAGTGATCTGCCAGCCATAAGAGAAGGCCGGACATGGGTGTTTAATTCACCCAATTGATGAGATCACCTAGGTTCGCGTCCGTCAAGAAATCGACGAGACCCTGCGCTAGGTAGGACACGTCCGTCGCTGTGTCGGCATCGCTATTCCTCAGAACGAGGTAAGCCTGCCGAACGTAGACGGGTGTGGTCGATGTTGCATAGACAGTCTGCGTCAGCTCGACATTATGTCGAGACAGCTGCAGCTGGCCTTGCACCAACTTCTCCTTAGTGTGACGAATTTTGAGCCGAAGCTCATAGGTCGCCTCACGGTAGAGATATTCCGACCCATAGTTGTCCTGATTGATACGGACCAGCGACTTTGCCACCGAATTAATGGTGATGGAGTTCGGGTTCGAGATCGACATTACGATTTCCTTTTCTCACGGGCTTGTGTTGGTTTCAGGCTGAACGTCAGCCTCCAGCGTCCCTCAACGGGCGCGCTGGATTGCCAGCGCCGTGAGGATCGATACCATCCCCCCAGTAACGAAGGGGAGATGGGCTTCAGGGTATACGAACGGCATAGGCGTCCGTTGTTTAACAACGAACGTTGCGCCGGATTTCCCGGCGAGACTAAATCCAGAAGGAGGGTTTCTTACTGAAACCGTAGTCTCGGATTGCTCCATGAGGCATGAATGACCAGATTGAGCACCAATTAAGTTATTCGACAGCTTAATAAAGTCGTCGATATTGGTGAACCAGTCAATCATCCAGGTCCAAGGCATCGCCTGCCACAAGGTGTCAGGTGAGATGCTCAGACCATTAGCCAGCCTTTCGGCTAGTCGCCTCTCGGAGTCAGAACCACTAGGTGGCAGGTTTGATGGGGGTATCCGCCAAGAAACGGACCCCCACGACGTACGACGAGTCTGGGAAACCAGCTCGATCTGTACAACTGCTCCGTAGTGGTCAGCGACATAGAAGTTTCCCCACGAATGGGAATCCGACATGTCCCGGTAAGTAAAGTGTCTTTTCGAAGAGCCCCTCGGACGTTTCGCCTTCCTCAACTCAAGGATCCGCTTTTCAGTGCGGTCCATGAAATTTAGGAGAGACTGGACATCCCGGATTAGTGGAGCAATACCAAACTGCCAGGTAAGGTAGGAATCAGCGGAGGTTTTTATCAACCTCCCACTGCCCGCCTTACCATGGAGCACGGCATCTCCCACGTCCCGAATGATCGAGGGTAGGTGACGGAAGTCCTTAAGCTCGTATATAGCGTTGGCCGCAGACCACTTCGAAGTGAAGGGCGCGGTCGCCGCAAGAGCTTGGGTCATCTGTGCATTCGTGCTAGGCGCGGACACGGATGGACCAACG